TCTTTATGAGACAGAATCTTAACCTGGAACAGACTGTAGAACCAACAGTCTCACTGTCTCAGGTTAAGATTCTGTCTCATAAAGAGAAGAACGATTGGCAACTTGTACCCAAGTATAACATTGGTAGCAAAAAACCACAATCAACGGATAAATAAAAAGAGCCCACCTTAGGGCTGTTTGATGCTACGGTAAAAGGCGTCCGGGCAATTGCACTGTCACCCGTTAGTTGACCCTGTATTAAGTAAGCAGGACTACTATGCCTTCGGGGTAGTAATTTTAATTAACTCGCTTTTAGGAGAAAACTATGACACATCTGTCTCTGCCATACGGCAAAACTTTGCTTCCATCCACCGTTGGTTTCGACCGACTACTAAGCACTTTCGAGGAATTCGACAATCTTCTCGGTCAAGGTGCAAAGGTTCAAAGCTATCCACCATACAACATCCTTAAAGAAGATGACGAAAATTACACGATTGAAATTGCCGTTTCTGGCTTCAAGCGTGATGAAATCGAAATCACTTCGGAAGGTGGAAAACTTTACGTGAATGGATCAATCAAGACCGCAAGAACCTCCGATAAGTATCTACACCGTGGTATCGGTACAAGGGATTTTTCCCACAAATTTGTACTCTCTGACACCATCGTTGTTAAAGATGCTGATATCGCTGACGGTTTATTGGTCATCAATCTGGTAAACATCATTCCAGAAGAAAAGAAACCACGAAAAATCGAGATCGGTTGTAGCAAAAATACAACAGGAGCCTTGACAAAGTAACGTGAGTCTGTTAGAATCCTTGTAAGTAACTCGGATTCTAACATGGAAATCTTCTTATCCTCATATAGTCTTTTTGTTTTAGGTGCATTCCTAGGCGCACTATTGGGTCGGACATTTACTTTTGGAATTCTTGCCGTTTGTTTTTTGATTATGTTGATTAGATTATGAAAATGCATACTCCCATTAAGATGCGTAATAGAATTTCCCAAGCGGAAGTGTATTACACCTACCCACATTGGCCATCCAAAGACATAGATGGTGTTGAATTTTTGCCGGTTGTGAAACAAATACCCTCACATTCAAACACACAAACTATTCACTATATGCGTAAAGATTCCTTGGAAAAGGTAAAAGCATAATGAATAAAAATTCACTTGACATTGCTTTGGTTCTGTGTTATAATTTGGCTGTACTTTCGGGTACCGCTTGTTTGGTCCAATTTTATGATTGGTCGCCTTGGTGGTTTTTGTTGGCGCTCGGTTGTTTGTTAAGTATTAAAACGAAGGAAGATTAAAATGAAAGTTGCTCTATGTTCTGATGTTCACCTGGAATTCGGTACGATTTCCTTGGAGAACACCGAAGGTGCTGATGTGTTGATTCTCTCTGGTGACATTTGTGTTGCCAAGGAAGTCCTTGTTCGTGATACTTATAACCTCCGAGGTGAACATGATAAGTCTAATAAAATTCATACATTCTTCCAAGAATGCTCTGCAAGATTTCCTCATGTCATTTACATTCTCGGAAACCATGAACATTATCACGGTGATTTTGCTAAGTCTCTTACAAATCTCCGTACTAACCTTGGTTATTTGGTCAATCTTCACATTCTAGAAAAAGAATGTATTGATATCAAAGGCACAATGTTCTTTGGCGCTTCACTATGGACAGATATGAACAAGGAAGACCCAAACACCTTGTATGGTATCAAAGGTTACATGAACGATTATCGTATCATTGAGGATAGTGATGAAGTGGTTAATTACAAAGTGCCTGTTTATGGCACCAAAGAAGACGGAAGCACAGACTACACTAATATTGTGAAAAATGAATTTCACACACGTACAGGCAAGTTTTCTCCGGAAAAATCTGTGCGTGAACATAAGGCTACATTGAAAGCATTGGACGAAGCGATTGTTGCACAACCACTTAAAAACTGGATTGTTGTTGGCCATCATGCTCCTTCTAAGCAATCAACGAAGCCACAATATGAAAATGATGTTATGGTGAACGGTGCATACAGTTCAGACTTGTCTGAATTCATTTTGGATCATCCACAAATCAAACTGTGGACTCATGGTCACACCCATCATAATTTCGATTATATGATTGGTTCTACACGTATTATTGCTAACCCACGTGGTTACCACAAATACGAAGAACAAGCGGATAATTTCCAACTTCAATTTATTGAGGTTTAATATGTCGAAGGATGTTCTTCTCAATTATCTTGAGTTTGAAATCCTTTGGCATACCGACATTATGAATTCGTCTTTTAGTTTAGATGATCGTAAGTGGAAACAGGGTCAAATTGATTTGTTGAAACGTATGTTGGATGAAGTGATGGGTATTAAACGTGAAAATTTACTTACTAAATTATTAAAGGACTTTGATTATGCCGTTATTTGAAATAGATGTACTAAGCACTTTCCGTAATAAGTATGTAATTGAGGCCGAAAGCCTCGAACATGCATATGACGAATTAGTGATGACTGAACACAGTCGTGAATTCGATGAAGTAACTCAAAAATTCCTCGGTGAGCAAATCATCGAGGGTCGTGAGACCACACATGAAGGTGTCACCGAAATGATTAGTCGTTTGAAAGATGATAAGTCTGAACTCTGTTCTCATTGGATGGATGTGGATAAACTCGTTCATACGATTGATTATACTAAATAAAACTCCCGGCGTTCGTATAATGGATAATACAGGGGTCTTCTAAGCCCCGAATATGGGTTCGATTCCTGTACGCCGGACCAATTAATAAGGAAAAAAATGTCTATTACTTTAAAAAATCTTGAGAGTGCATTGGCTGGTGAGTCTATGGCACATATCAAGTATCGCTATTTTGCAAAGTTGGCACGTGAAGAAGGTTTTGAGGAAGTTGCTAAACACTTTGAACACACCGCCGACCAAGAAATTAAACACGCATGGGGTCATTTAGAATTGTTGGTTGGTAAACCAACTACTAAAGAATGCTTAGAACTTGCTATTGAAGGTGAGACCTATGAGTTTACGGAAATGTATCCACAGTTTGAACGAATTGCTAAAGCTGAACAAAACATTGAAGCTGTAAAAGAATTCAACGAACAGGGTCGTGAATCTAATGAACATGCACAAGCATTCAAAGCAATTTTGGAAAAAGCTGAAAAGCGTTTCACTGCATTGAAGAAAGTTGAAGAACGTCACGCAAATGCGTATAAACAAGTATTGGAGGCACTATGAGTCTAGATCATGTATGTGTAGTATGTGGACATGTCCACGATGAGGAACTAGAAGGCGCATGGAATACTTTACCTGATGACTTTTTATGTCCAGAGTGTGGTGTTGGTAAAGACGAATACGAAGTGCTATGATTGATTGCATGATTATAGGTGATTCTATCGCCGTTGGTGTTTCAATGGTTCGTAAAGAATGTGTTTCTTATTCTAAAGGTGGTTGGAATAGTTGGCAGTGGAATAAAGATTACTTGAGCCAGTCTACTACAAAACCTTATGAAACAATCATTATCAGCCTTGGTGCAAATGACCACAAAGGTGTGAAAACAGAACAAGAACTGAGGAAGATGCGTGAAGCAATTAAAGGCAAACGTGTCTTCTGGATTGATCCTGGAAAAGACCGCAAACCTATTCCACATGAAGCAATGACAAAAATTGCAAAAGAATATGGTGATGTTGTACTTTTAAGGCCTGCTGATAACATGAGTGCTGATGGTGTTCATCCAACGGGTAAAGGTTATAAGATACTGGCGGAACAAACTAAGTGAAACAAAAATTCATTGAAGCATATATGAAGACCGCAGAGACTTTTGCGGGACTATCATCTGCTGTGAGACTCCATGTTGGTGCGATTGTTGTAAAAGACGACCGCATCATTTCTATTGGTTACAATGGAATGCCATCTGGTTGGGACAACACTTGTGAAGACAAAATTTATTGTGATGACGGTGATTGGTCTGAACAACAGTTACCAAAAACAGAAAATCTTCCGTGGCTCCGTTATAAACTTGTAACAAAACCTGAGGTACTACATGCAGAAACAAACGCCATCGCAAAACTGGCAAAAAGCACTGAGTCTGGCAACGGTGCTACTCTCTTTGTCACTCATGCCCCTTGCCTTGATTGCGCCAAACTTGTTTATCAAAGTGGTATCAATTCTGTGTATTATCGCAATAGTTATCGTTCTGATGACGGACTACAGTTCTTACAGAAAGCTGGAGTGAAAATAACTCAAGTTTAATTTCATAATATGAAATCTTCCAGTGACTAAATAATGGTAACAACTGGAGATAAAATGAAGGTCAGAATAGTCAACTGTCCAGATAAAGACTTCAAACCTTTTGTCGAAAGGGCTGTAGAATTTTACGCTCAAAATTTAATAAAGTCTAAAAGACTCAGAGATAATATACATCTCACAATCAAGTTCAATCCAAAAATAACCGTTTGGGCTTTTGCTTCAATAGAAGATTATAATGCATCAAATAAAGCTAGGGAGTTTTTAATTGAAATACACCCATGGATTGGAGCCGCAGAGATATTTAAAACACTGGCACATGAAATGGTGCATATCAAACAGTTTGCTCACGGTGAAACAAATGAAACTCTTTCCAAATGGAAAGGAATTTCAGTAGATGCTGATGCAATAGATTATTACCATCATCCATGGGAACTAGAGGCATACAGTTTAGAGGTTGGTTTATGGACAAAACTTGCCATCAAGGAAGAACTTTGGAATGTGTTTGAAGACATTTCAAATCCCGATGCACCAATCAAAAAAGAAGATATAAAATGGAAATATTTGAAAGATGAAAACAGCACTACTTCTAACGGGTAATCCACGATTCTCGGCAGACTTTGATTCACAGTTACAAAATCTAACTAAGTCGGCAATCGATGTATACATCGTATTCTGGCGTAGAGAATTTGGATGGGACCCTAAAATATCCGAGAATTGGTGTGATTTAAAATCTGCTGGTCAAGTCAGAGACAAACTTCAAGCACATCTACCGCCTTGGTACAAAATCAAATTCATTGAGGTTCTTGATCCTTCTGCATTAGGAGAAATTCCGAAAGAATATGAGCCATACAACAGTACACCTGCAAATGTTTGGCAACAATACAAATGTCTACAGTATTGTGATTTGTGGCGTCAAGAACTTGATTCGTATGATTTGGTGATTCGTTCACGCACAGATTTAGGCTTGTCTGAGCCAATTGATTTAAAATTGGCACATGAGTGTTTATCGAAATCACCAAACACAATATACATTCCAAACAATCAACGTTACGGCTATGTACCAAACTTCAATGACCAATTTGCAATTGGACTCCCACATGCAATGTCCATCTATACTGATGCTGTAGTTAATTTTGATAGATTCTATAATGAGGGTATCAAATATAATCCAGAACATCTGGTGCAAACACAACTTCAACGCCACGCAATTACATGGCCACCAACAACGTTTGAAATTGTCCGTGATCCGGAACATTGGGTGCCTATCGAACATGGCAAGTGGAAAGAAATTTAAAAATATTTTTAAAAACCTCTTGCCAAAACAAAAAAAAGCCTATATAATAGCACTATGATTAAAATACCTTCAACCCTCTCGAAATCTTGCTTAACAGCAGAGTATCGCACACCGTTTATTGGTAGCGATAATCAGTCATGGGCGCACGGAAGGGTTAGTGGAATTAAGTAATACATAAAAGTAAACTAAAGTTTCACAACCCTCACAACGAAAGTTCTGAGGGTTTTTTGTTTGGAAGTGTTGTAATCTTACAACAACATGTATTGACAAAGATTAAGAATCATGTACAATACACACAGTTCTTTAAAAAGTTAAGTGTAATTTTATTCCCGAATGGTGTAGTGGTAGCACAGCAGACTTTGACTCTGTTAGTATAAGTTCGATTCTTATTTCGGGTGCCATATAAAAACACATTGGTGATTCTCGTATGAGGATTATTATCCTATTGGGTGTAACAATGTGTTTTTATATGGAGGAATATATCTATGATAGTACAAAGCATAACAAATAGTTGGGATATGGTTCATGACCAATATCGCAAAACAGTGTATAAGACTTTAATTGATCCTGCAACCGATAAAAAAGTTGTGGAGGTTGTACAATACCTTTATGATAAAAAAGGTCAAATCAGACCTGATGTTAGAGGGCAAAACGTAGATTTACAAGCATAGGAAACGTGGCAGAGTCCGGTTTATTGCTACAGTCTTGAAAACTGTCGATTCAGAAATGGGTCCGTGAGTTCGAATCTCACCGTTTCCACCAATTTTAGGAGTTCTTATGAATGAAGATTTAGTTTTTCGTTTGAGAAAACGTGCCGAAATTCGTAGGCAAATTCCTACAAGGAAGTCTGTGCAAGAAAATGCACCGGATAGAATTGCCGATTTGCTTGAAGAAGCGGCAAATAGAATTGAAGAATTGGAGAGTGGGCAGGACGGTAATGCACCGGTTTGCTAAACCGCAGGCTTTAGAGATAAGGTCACTGGGTTCGACTCCCAGACTCTCCACCATGCCTCGGTAGTTTAATGGTAAAACGGCGGATTTATATCCCGTAAGCAACAGATAATTGGTTCATCTGAGTTCGATTCTCAGTCGAGGTACCAAAAGGATTTTATGATATACAAAGTAATAGGTAAAGAAGAAACATTCAAAGTTCTTACACTTGCTGAAGCAATGAATATTGCCAAGCATATGAATGAGTTCGTGAGAATTGTTGGAAAAGATTTTGAAATTGTTGGCATCTTTGGTGTTGATGAGGTGAAAGATCCAAACTATGATGGATGGATATCACGGAAGAAAAAATAATGTCGGTGTGACCCGAATGGCTAGGGAACGGATTGCAACCCCGTTACATGCAGGTTCAACTCCTGTCACCGACTCCAGTTGTAAAAAAACAACAACATAAAAATTGTTGTTGACAAGATGCATGGTTGTGTTATACTACATGCATGAGTTGAGAAATCAACATGTGACTACAAAAAGCAAACGTTGTTTAAAAACAACAGAGCAAAAAAAGTAGTTGACAAGAAAGATAGTTGTGTTATAATAGACACATAGCAACAAATGATTGAGTCAGTTGCAAGAAGGTTCTTTAAAAAGTTAAGTGTAATTTTTGTGCTCCTGTCGTCTACTGGCTAGGACGCTGCCCTTTCAAGGCGGAGAAGACGGATCGAAACCGTTCGGGAGTACCATATGTTTAGTGTTATCAAGGTATCGTTATAGGACGCTATGACTATTCGGGTCCAACTGTGCGAGGAACGGATCCTGATATAACTGCTATTCGCTTGTCAGTGTTAGCTACATTGTTGACAAATCGGCGGATAACACTAAACATATGGTAATATGGGGGTATAACTTAGTGGTAAAGTAACCGGCTTTTAACCGGTAGACCAGAGTTCAATTCTCTGTGCCCCTACCAAAATGTAAAAAATAGAAAGAGATAAATGCCCCCTTACTCCAATTGGTAGAGAGAGCGGTTTTAGAAGCCGTAAAGTCTCAGTTCGAATCTGAGAGAGGGCACCAAATCGGAAAGCAAAAACTTTCTGTCAATCCATACAAAAGGTGTATGGCGTGTAACTTGCGGAGCATCACCAGATGTTCTATCGGTATCCACGTTAGAGATATGGCTAAAGTTCGTAATGCCACAGATTTTGGTTCTAAAGTGTTCATGGACGCACGTTGGCTTGTCACGCCAAAAGAAGGGGATCGTTACCCCTTAGGACCGCCAGTTTTGTTGTTGTAGTGAGTCGGTTTACCGATAAACATTTAGTTGAGATTACAACAACTTTTGCCGATGTAGCTCAGAGGAAGAGCATTCGCTTGATAAGCGAAAGGCCGACATTTCGAAATTGTCCATCGGTACCAGTATAAATCTCATATTTTTGGAGCCTGTTCCCTTCAGCGGACTGTAAATCCGTTGCCTTTAATTGGAGGGTGGTTGGCGGATGGTTCGATTCCTTCAGGCTCCACCAGTTGCCAACATATATAGAGTATGTTATAATAAATTTTGCAGGTAGGGTGGTCACCACACCGGTCTCATAAGCCAGGTGCATCGGCAGTTCGAATCTGTCACCTGCTCCCAATTTCGCCCTATTAGTATAATGGTATTACACCGCCTTTGTAACGCGGTTACGGCAGTTCGATTCTGTCATGGGGCACCAAAACCCGTTTACACTTCTTCGTTAATAAAGTGGGCTATGATCGAATGCCAGATAACTGATCGAGTGCGTAGGGACTACTACACGATCTCGTTTTGAGATACGGAAAAAGCCTTAGGTGAGGACTAACACCTTCCCAGAAAGTAAATGTTATGGACAGAGTAACCGCTCAGTCTAGGGCTCCTGTGGTGGGAGTGGCTAGATACTTTATTAAAATATTCCCATCGTGGAATCTGTGAAACCTAGATAGTCTATAAGCCGGTTCCTGCAAGGCTTGCACTGAAAATGCTAGGTAAGGAATGTTTTAATAAAGTATGCGGGGTTAGTTTAATGGTAAAACTACAGATTTCCAATCTGTTGTTGAGAGTTCGATTCTCTCACTCCGCTCCAAGTTTTATGCAGTCGGATATTAACCGTGTTGGGGTCCACCCAATACCTACGTGGGAATCGTAGTGACTGCTCCAGTTTTCTCCGTGTAGTGAAATGGTATCACCCGTGCTTTGGGAGCATGTAGCGCAAGTTCGATTCTTGCCATGGAGACCAGTTTTAGGAAGGGTTCAGCAAACAAAATTAGCTAAACTTTATGGTTGTCTAGCGACAAAAACCTTCCTGTTGTTTTTATTCCGTAGAACCCGAGCATGGTGCATGGGCTTGACTGTTAATCAATGTTTAGCTGGGATCGTTACCCAGATACGGAGCCAGTTTTAGAATAGGTTCAGCAAATAAAAAGCATTCAACTTGTAATTGAAAACGCAAAAACTATTCTGTTGTATATGGGGGATTAGTGGTAATGGTAGCACATGTGCTTTGCAAGCATGAAGCAGGAGTTCGATTCTCCTATCCTCCACCATATAAAAACACATTAGAGATAAGCAGGAACTGGTTCGAAACGGGTCGCCTCGTCTAATGTGTTTTTATATGGTGCTATGACGTAGACGGATGCGTAACGGTTTCATAAGCCGATGAGGAAGGCTCGGTACCTTCTAGCACCACCAAATTTTATGCGCCCGTAGCACAACTGGAAAGTGTTCCGTCCTACGAAGTCGAGAGGTGTGGGTTCGAATCCTACCGGGCGCACCAATTTTTTATAGGAGTCAATTATGAGTGATGGTGGAAAAGGTTCTTCTCCTAGACCAAAAAGTGTTGCGTGTGAAGAATGGGCAAATAGATGGGACGCAATCTTTAGTCGTGATATGCGAAAGATTGAGGAACAAAAAAATGAAGATGAGGAGTTTGCAAGGCTTGTTAATTCCAAATCTGAAACAAAAGTAGATGAAAAATAATATCTCGGTAGCTCAATTGGCAGAGCAGTGGTCTCCAAAACCAAAGGCTGAAGGTTCGAGTCCTTCTCGGGATGCCAATTTAAGGAAATGATATGAGAAATTTCGACATTCAAAAAGTAAAAGATTTTATTGTGGCCCAAGGACCAGACACACGTGTTTACCTTGGTGCGGACTCCGAACGTATGCGTGTTAACGGCGTTTGGTATGCAGATTACGCTTTGGCTGTTGTTGTTCATATCGATGGTTGTCACGGATGTAAAATCTTCGGATTTGTTGACCGTGAATTAGATTATGACCACAAAAAGTCCAAGCCAGCAATGCGTTTGATGACAGAAGTGTACAAAGTATCCGAACTGTTTCAAGAATTGCAAGATGTGTTGGAAGACCGTCACGTTGAAGTTCACCTAGACCTTAACAAGTCTGTTGAACACGGTTCTTCTTGTGTTGTTCAACAAGCAATTGGTTATATCAAAGGTACATGTAACATGACACCAATGGTAAAGCCAGATGCACCAGCCGCTTCTTTCTGTGCAGACCGTTTAAAGCGGATTCTTGCAGAACAAGAAATGGTTGCTTAATGTGATGCGGGTATGATGTAATGGTAGCTTGTGACCTTGCCAAGGTTAGCGTGAGAGTTCGATTCTCTCTACCCGCTCCAGTTTTTATGGAGTTGTTAGTTTAGTGGTAAAACCGCGGGTTGTGATTCCGCTATCACGGGTTCGATTCCCGTACTTCTCCCCAATTTTTATTAAGGAAATTTTATGACGTATGTTCCATTGAATCGTAATGTAATCGTTGAACGAAAAGAACCGGAGAAAGTTTCTTCTGGTGGTATCATTCTACGAAGTTCTATTGAACCAGACCGTGCAATTGTTATTGCAACTGGTGATGAATCACTTTCAATTGGTGAAGAACTATTGATTAACTGGAACAAAGCATATAAAATTGAAAACGAAACATATCGTATTCACATTGATGATGTGATTGCGGTATTTGAATGAGCCTTGTTAACTCAGCGGTAGAGTAACTCTTTTACACGGAGAAGGTCGGCGGTTCGATCCCGTCACAAGGTACCAATAATCGCCATGACACTCGGCGTACAATGTGATAAGTAGTGTGTCATTTGCGTCTTTAGCTGATGTGGTCATAGCAACGGTTTGAAGCACCGTGGAAAGAGGTTCGATCCCTCTAGGACGCACCATATAAAAACATATTCACGGTTATGGATACCTAGCAACTGGACGCAGGGGCTATCCTAAAAAGCAGATATGCTTTACCGAAAGCTAGGACCGAATATGTTTTTATATGGGTTGTAAACTTAAGTGGTGAAGTAACCGGCTCTTAACCGGAAGAACAGAGTTCGATTCTCTGACAGCCCACCAATTTTAATATGCTCTCATAGTATAATGGCATTACACACCCTTGGTAAGGGTGAAACACAAGTTCAATTCTTGTTGGGAGCACCAAGTTTATTGCCTCGGTGACGGAATCGGTATACGTGCCAGTCTCAAACACTGGATTTTGGGGGCTCGAATCCCCCCTGAGGCACCATGGAAGATACAGTAGTATGGTTACTACGTCCGCCTGGAAAGCGGAAGACTGGCTTGTGCTGGTCGGGGTTCAATTCCTCCTTCTTCCTCCACCGTCCTTGTAGTTCAATGGATAGAACACGTTCCTCCTAAGAATGGGATACAGGTTCGATTCCTGTCGAGGACACCATGTTGTTTTTAGGCAACAATGCAAAAAAAGCCTTGCCAAATTACACTTAACGTGATATAATCTTTATATGGAGATTATATAAGTTTTTTTAGGATGGATTCAGCACTCAATAATACTAACGTACTAAAGAGTCGCTACTAAAGGAGG